GCATCGAGGGCGAATAGAGCACTCGGCCCATTTCGTCCTGCGTCTTTTCGAGCTTCGCCGACATGTAGACATGCCGGCCGGCCAGATCGCGGAAGGCGCGAATAATGTCCGCCATCTGCTCTTGCATGGCGCCGTAGGCTGCTCGCGGGTCTTTGTTTGACTTCTTTTCGGCGTTCAGGACAACCTCGGCGATCTCGCTGATGCTGTCCAACGCTACCGATTGATAGTCCTTGGCCTCGTGGCTGTCGCGCAGCCAGCTGTATGCCTCCATCAAAGTTGCCATTGAGGTCACTTCGATGTAGGGCAGGTTCGCGTCTTGGATCGACAGCAAGCCGCCTTCGGCGCTCAGAATAATGGGCGCTGGCAGGGTTGCCGCCAGGGTTGTCTTGCCTGCGCCTGCTTGGCCGTAGACCAAGATTTTGGCTCCGTTGGACGCCAAGCTGGCGGTGGTTTTTAAGTTGATGGCCATCTTCAGGCCTCCTCAACCTTGGCAATCGTCCACATCAGGCCGAGGGCGCGATGTTGCGCATCAGCCAACGAGCGATGAAGCTCAACGATGATGAACTCCTCTTTGAGGCGCGGTGAAAAAGCGCGGAAGGTAACTTTGAGCATCTTGCTCTCCTTGTTGCAGCACTCGTCGGGAGATCCGTTCAGTGCATAGAAGAATAGTACCATGCCTTTTTGAAGTTGTGGTACACTTTTTTTCGATCTTCACCAACTTTTTTTCAGGAGTACGCTTTATGATGACCATTGAGCAGATCATCGCTGGCCTGCAAGACCGCAAGGTTCGGGTCGTTGCAGCGGCCACCGGCCTGCACTACAGTACCGTTCTTGCCCTCCAGCGCGGGCGCAGCAAGCGGCCACGCATCACCGCGATTCAGCGGTTGTCGACCTATCTATCTAAGGCTCCCCCTCATGCGTGATCCATTCAAGATTGATGGACCTACTTGCATCAGCTTTAGCGGCGGACGTACCAGCGCCTACATGCTTTGGCGGGTGTTGCAGAGCAATGGGGGGGGACTACCAGATGAGGCGCTTGTGTGTTTTGCCAACACCGGCAAGGAGGAAGAAGCCACGCTACGCTTTGTGCAGGACTGCGCCGAGCACTGGGGCGTTCAGATTTCTTGGGTGGAGTACCGCAGCGATTCCCAGGGATACGCGCTCGTGGACTTTGCTACAGCCAGCCGGGACGGCGAGCCGTTTGAGGCCATCATTCGCAAGCGCAACTACTTGCCCAATCCTGTGACGCGGTTCTGTACGAGCGAACTGAAGATCAGAACCATGCACAAGTTCCAGCGGGTGCATTGGGCGCAGAAGGGCATGGCACAAAAAGACATGGAGTGGGATCAGTTCATTGGCATCAGGGCCGATGAACAGCGCCGAGTCTCAAAGATTCGCGCTCGTGGACACAGCGCCGAGAGCAAGAACGAAATCATGTGCTTGCCGCTTGCCGATGCTGGCGTGACGGTGCAAGATGTTGGGGCATTTTGGGAGGCGCAACCCTTTAACCTTGGCTTGCCAACCTACAACGGTCGGACGTTGGCGGGCAATTGCGATCTATGCTTCCTAAAGCCTGCTTCGCAGGTAGCGAGCCTGATTCACGAGAAGCCGGAGCGTGCCATTTGGTGGGCCAAGATGGAGGCGTTGGCGTTGGCGTCCAAGCCAAGCGGCGCCGTCTTTCGTTCAGATCGAGCAAGCTATGCTGCCATGCTGCACAACGACGGCGCACAGATTGATTTCGTCACCGATGAAGAAGCTATCGCCTGCTTCTGTGGAGATTGAGAATTTATGGCAGACCTGACTAGCATTTTCGGCGGCGTCTACGCCCTCCCCGAGCCGAGGCGCATTGAGCCACCAGACGAGCAACTACGGGAGGCGATGATTGAGGCGGGCCTGGAGCCGCCAGAGAACATTTACCTAGACGGCAAGCTGCACCGCTTTAACAGCGGGACCAAGGGCACGCCAGGCCACAGCAAGCCAGGTTGGTACATTGCCTTTGGTGACGGCGTACCGGCGGGCAGGTTTGGTTGCTGGCGTGCAGGCATTGAGCAGGCCTGGCAAGCCGAGATGGGCAGGAAGCTCACCATCGCCGAGGAAATGGCGCACACCAGGCGCATGGCGGAGGCCAAGGCAGCGCGGGAGGCAGAGCAGGAGCGCAGCCAAGCGGTGGCCGCCAGTACGGTGGATGCCATTTGGACAGCAGGCGGCGCGGCGAGTGCCGATCATCCTTATCTAGCAAGAAAGGGCATCGCACCCAACGGCGCAAGGATTACCGGCGACGGGCGGCTGATGGTCCCGCTCTACGGTGCCGAAGGTGATCTGGCATCGGTGCAGTACATCGCAGCCGATGGCGATAAGCGCTACCACCCCGGCGGCGCCACGGGCGGGAAGTTCTGGATGTTGGGCGAGCCTGGGTCAACCATCTATATCGCCGAGGGCTTCGCTACTGCCGCCACGATTCACCAGGCCACCGGCAAGGCCTGCGCTGTGGCGTACAGCGCCAGCAATCTGGTCCCGGTCACCGGCGCACTGCGCGAGCGCTTCGGGGCGCAGCAGGACTTGGTGATCGTTGCCGACAACGATGCGTCTGGAGTCGGCCAGCGCTACGCCGAGCAGGCCAGCGCCAAGTACGGTGCTCGGTCAGTGATGCCGCCGCAGGCTGGGGACGCCAATGATTACGTTCAGGCCGGGAACGATCTAGCGGCGCTGCTTGAGCCATCGGTGAGCGACTGGCTGATGCCAGCGGACGAGTTCTCCCGCCAGCCAGCGCCGATCAGGTGGATGGTCAAGGGCTGGATTCAGCAAGCGGCGCTCATCATGGTTCACGGTCCGAGCGGCGGCGGGAAGACATTCGCCACGCTCGACTGGTGCCTGCGCATGGCCCAGGGCCAGCAGGATTGGTTCGGGCACCGGGTGACGCCAGGCGCGATTGTCTATCTAGCGGGCGAGGGCCACCATGGTCTGCGCAGCCGGATAGCGGCCTGGAAGGAACACCATGGGAATGGTCAGGCTCTTAATATGTATCTCAGCAAGAGCGGCTGCGATCTAGACACGCCCGAGGGCTACCGCAAGGTCTCCGAGCACATCCGGGCGCTACCGATCAAGCCCGCCATCATCACGATAGATACCCTGCACCGGTTCAACTCGGGCGACGAGAATTCATCCCAAGACGCCAAGGCGATGCTGGATGCTTGCGCTATGTTAATGGCTGAATTCAATTGCACAATTATATTGGTCCACCATACTGGCGTATCTGAAGAGACCCAGCACAGGGCTCGGGGTTCGAGCGCTTGGCGCGGTGCGCTGGACATTGAGATCAGCATCGTCCCGGCCAAGGGCGACTCGCCGATGGAGATTATCCAGCGCAAGAGCAAGGACGCCGAGTTAGCGCAGACCTTATATGCCACGCTGGAGAAAGTAATTATTCCGGGTTGGTTTGATGAGGACGGCGAGCCGGTCACCAGTGCGGTGTTGGTGCAGGCCGGGGCGCCAGAGAAGACCGCCAAGCGCAAGCTGCGCAGCGCAAATGCGAACGTGGCTTGGGAGGCGTTCAAGGTGCTCAATTCCAAGCTGGTTGCTCGGTCTGAGTGGCGCCATGCATTTGATGATTTGTCCGAACTGGAGTCCACCAACAGCAAGAAGCAGGCGTTTGCCAGGGCTGTTGTTGAGCTTTTGGAGCGAGGCGAGATGGTTGAGGAAGAGCCCGGAATTTATGAGCTGGGGATCGGATTTTGACCGGGTACAGGGTACAAGCGGGTACAAGCGGGTACAGTTGTACCCGGGCGAAAGACGTGTTTGGGGTACAACCGGGTACACACCCCTTTAGGGGTGTACCCGCTGTACCCGAACATCGTGCGAAAAATGCGTATCTGGGAGGCTCCCTATTGACAATGACCTTTTTTTGCTATGATCGGCCACATGACTGAAATCGCCGCCTTTGTTCTGGCGTTGCTGCACTCCAGCACCAACGCTCATCTGATGCACTGGTCTACCAAGAGCCTATCGGTACATCTTGCGCTGGGGGACTACTACGCGCAGATCATTGACCTGGCGGACCAATTCGCTGAGGCCGCCATGGGCCGCTACGAGCAGCTCAAAGAGTTCCCGCAGGACTACCACCAGGCCACCGAGCCGGTGGCGTACCTGGAGTCCATGAAATCGTTTGTCGAAGAAGCGCGGCAGCATCTGCCCCAAGACAGCGAGCTACAGAATCTTGTCGATGAGATTGCCGACCTGATAAACTCCACCCTCTTCAAACTCCGTTTTCTGGACTAAATACATGCTGCAACCGCTTCATGATAAGGTAATTATTAAGCCAAATACTCGGCAATTATCTGAAATTATTTACACAAATAATAAAGAGCCCTTTAATGAAGGGACGGTCGTGGCTGTCGGGCCGCTTGCGTTGGACGTGCAAGTGGGGGATTTTGTAAAGTATGGTAATGGAGACTATTTGAAATGGCCAACGCATAAGGTGGATGGCCAGGATTATCAGATTATTCAAGAAGCTGATATTTGTGCTATTGTTGAGCATTAACTCAAAGGAATATAACCATGTCTAATTCTATTGCTACTGGCGTTGC